CGATATTTGCCGTCGCCTGAGAAGTTGTTGTTCGATCGCTTGAAGCTGTGGCTGTGGTTGCCATCGTTCGTGGTGCCGAACACTGTTTTCGGCGCCCCGGTGGTCCAGTCCACCTTCGTCAGCAGCGTTTCACCAGGCCTTGCCGCACGACTGAACAGCCCGCGCAGGTCAGGCAGGTTCGCGGTGCCTAGCAGCGTGCGCAACGCATTGAACTTTGCATCAGCTGGGATGGCAGAGCCGTCGCACTCCAGCCAGCCGTTTGGAATGATGCGACTGGGGAAATCAGCAATGGCACCGATCGGCAGCGGATCATCAAACCCGTTATTCAGCACCGTCCACGCTGACGACGTGGGGTCGTAGGTGAAGACGTTGCCAGTGTCGTCAGCCCACGCCATCTGGGCGGCAGCTGGCTTGGCGGCCAACAATGCTGTCTGCGTGGGGTAATGGTTGACTGGTGATTCGAGCCAGGCACCTGCCACTCGCATAAAAGTGCGACCGCTATCGGTGGCGATTGCTTCCTGACCGTTCAACGGCCACGTTGCTGCCCTGATATTGGCTTCGGTGTCTTCCCAATACCCTGTTGAACGCCAGCCTGTTGCCGTGCGGATGTAAACAATGCCGTGCAGCAGGTCAATAGCGCGATCCCCGTTGTTGCAATCAGCGGTGCCTGCCCAAGCAATAACAGCTGCCGTATCGGTCAGCTCCCGTGTCGTCAGACACCGCCAGCCCTTCGCAGTCATCTCCCACAGGCTGCTCTCATCTAGCGCCTCGCCCAGTGCACCTGTCAGCGGCGTTGCTGCTAGCAACAGCGCAACCGTCCTGTACTCATGGATGCCAACTTGGCCCCATCCGCCGGCTCGTGAAATGAACAGGTTGCCGGTGTCGCCCGCTGTCGCATAGGTGCCGACGGATGTCCCGAGATCCGCCAGCAACCCCGCTTCCGTTGGATAGGTGCGGATCGGGTTTGGTGCCATGGCCTCCCAGCGGTTTTTCGTCCACACAAAACCCTGCTGGTGGCTGCGGTCATACACCGCCTCTCCTTCCACCGACCCCGCCACCGGCAGCGTCGGCACCGAACGAAACGCCGGCAGTGCAACGCCTGACGCATCATTCGGATCCAGGCCCAGCAGCTTGCCGTGATCCGGGTCTGCCGGATCAACCTCGGCCACCACCAGCACGCGCCGTCCCATCCACCACAACCCCCACTGCCCCAAGGGTATGCCCCTGTTCGGGGGAGGGCTCGCTATGGGATTTCAGGTGGGCGGGCCGGCGTTCTGCGTCTGGAGCTTTAGGGCGTCAGCATGGGCATGACAACAGTGGAGTCGTCAACTTTGATAATGAAACCAAGCAGGATTGTTTTCGGCCTGGTTTCACTGTCGCCACCGCCGTCGATTGTCACCACATGCGTGTGGCCGCCGGCTTCGTTGGTGGCACCGCCGTCGGCCTGCCACCAACCCGTGCTGGCAGTTGATGCTGATGCACGATCCCAGTTGATCAAGTTCTGGGAGTTGTTTGAGGCCCGCAACTGCAGCGAGTGCGTGTGTGCGCCGGCGGTATTGGTGGTAGCCGTGAACGCCGTCTTCGGCCGCGCTGTTGCATCCTCCTGCCTCCCCAGCGTCGCATTGGCCGCGCTGCCCCAGGTGCCATTGCCATTGAGGCCTGCGCCCCTCGGGTAAGCGCCGCGCATGTCCGGCAGCTTCAATCCCGGCAGCACTTTTGCCAGCTCGGGATACGCCGCGGCCGTAAACGCCGAGCCATCACACAGCAGCCAGCCCGCTGGCGCCACCGCTGACGGCCACATCATCATCGAGCCGATCGGGCAGCCCACGCTCAGCAGCTGGTGCCCGCCCGTTAATTTCAGCGGGATGCCAGCCCCGCCAAACGGCATCCACTTGGTGTTGGCGCTGTCGTAGTAATAGAGCGCGCCATTGCCGCGAGCTTCCGCGCTGCTCAGCACATAGATGATGTCCTGCCGCGGCGAGTTGGTGATTGCATCTCGCTCGGCGTCAGTCGGCACCCAACGCACACCCGCCGCCAGGTCCAGCTTCACCCAAGGACTGACCGTGACATTGGCTTTGACATGCGTGATTGCCAGCTCGGTGCGGCTGACCGTCACCGTGAACGGTACACCAGCGGTCAACGCCGTCAGCTTGATTTGCGCGTTGGCGGGATTCACCACGCCGCCTGTGACCATCCCGGCTTCAACCTTCACCAACGCCGTGATCAGCGGCTCGGTGTTCAGCGCGGTGATCAACTTGGCAGTGATCACCGCTGCACTTTCACCCACCACTTGCGTGATGTAAGTCGCCGCGTGGCCGTCGACGCGGATCGTGAAGTCCGCGCCGGCCGCCAGACCAGCGGCCACCGTCAGATCAATCGTATCCACCTGGGCGACATTGACGCCATCAACCGGCTCGCCATCGCTCACTGTCACCGCACTCAACGCACGCCACAGCGACTTGTTGTGCACGATCACCGTGCCGGCTTCATAGCTACCCGGCCGCCAGGTTTCATGGGAATACAGCGCTCGAGCCCGGGTGGCGGACAGCAGGTCGCCGCTCACCGTCACCCAATGTGCATCCACCACCGCTGGATCGGTGCTGCGGTTGGAGATCATGATCCAATCGCCTGGGTTCAGCCGCGCGCCATTGACATCACGGCCCAGACCGTTGGGATCGGTGGAGTTAATCGTGGTGCCGCTTGCACCCACGAAGATCCAGTAGTGCGCTGACAGCGCTTTCAGGCTGTCCAGCTTTGGATTACTGAGGTCCGGCAGTGCATCGAAATCAATAGCACCGGGCAGCGCCGCACCGCCCTCCACCACTGTGCCCTGGAACAGCGACAACGACGCAATCCAGCGCCGCACGGTTTCAGAATCCGTCGCCGGCACCGTCACCCAGGCGCCGGCTTTGGCATCAAACACCTTGATGCTTTCTTTGTCCTTCTCCAACGTCACCGTCAGATCGCCGCCTTTGGCGTCGGTGGTGTTGTCCCGATCGCTATTGAGGCTCTTCACCCACGTCGTCTGATCGACGATGTGCCACTCGCCCGTCTGCGGCACCTTCACGCCACCGGCGGCCGTCGTCTCGGCGGTGAGTTCACGCCAGACCATCATCCGATCCAACGGCTGGCCATCAAGATCCAGCTGCACCATGTAAGTGCTGCCATCGGTGATCGGCCGCCCCACCACCGGCACCGGCAGGTTCACCGCCCGCGCTGCCCAGTGGTTGATCGGGAAGTTGTCCCGCAGCCGCTGCCAGGAGAAGACCGTGACCCAGGCGCCTTTGACGAAGACCTTCAGCTCTTCAACGCCAGGCTCGATCGTCAGCTGCAGATCGCCCTCCACCAACTTGTGGCCAGCGGCGCCGGTGGTGGCCACATCAGCGCTGGCGGCAAGCTGCTTGATGAAGGTGCGGGGCTCCACCGCCCAGTTCCAGCCACCCTGAATCGTGGTGGCCGCACCGCCCACCATTGGCCCCGGCGTGTTGATCTGCTCGTCCCAGACCACCAGACGGTTTTCTCCCGTCGTGCCATCTGGCGCAAAGCGCACCAGGAACGCATCGCCGCTCTTGAGCGCCTTGGCCTGTGGCGTGCCCGGCACCGGCAGGTCCGTCACCTTGTCCACCACCCGCACCCCGGCGGTGGGGCGGAACTTCGCCAGGGTGTTGTCCTTCTTGCGCAGCCAGATGCACGGATCCTCCGTGCTGTAGTTCACCGCCAGCTCGCGCAGCTCCAGGAACTCGCGGCCGGCGCCGTCCAGGGCGTCCGGCTTGCCCGTCAGCAGCCCGTCATCGGTCGGAGCCTTGGCGCTGCCGCCCACCAGGGCATCCGTTCCACGCCAGTTGACGATCAGCACCGCGGCAGCCCACACCCTCTATCGCCGAGGGTATGGGCTCAACCAGGGCAGGCCGCTCTAGGCCGCTGCCGGAACCGCCGTAGCCGCGGCCCAAGGCAGACCGGCCGCCACCTTCGGGGCCCGCTGCTGCTCGATCTGGTCGGCCAGGGCCTGCTCCAGCTCGGCCAGCTTCTCGCCGCCCAGGTCATCATGCACCCAGCCGATGATGGCGGTCTCGGTCAGATCCTTGAAGGGGATGGCCAGATCACCGTCAACGCCGATGGAGCCGTAGGCGCCGGCGTGGACAACGGTCACCTTGCCATCGGCAACGGTGCGCTCAAGGTTGACGATGTGCCAGGTGGTGGTGACGGTCATGGTGAGTTGTGTGTCAGGAGAACACTAGACGGATCAGATGGGCGAGGTTGGGAGGCGGTGATCCCCAGCCGGCGTTGCGAATAACCGATGAACTGCTGGCACCCGGGTTCGGGCCCGAGTGCCATGACGTGGACAGCGCCAACACTCGGACCGTGATCTAACTCGTCGTCAGGGCAAACATGATGGTCTTGCCACTGCTAGGGCTGCCGCTGAACATGGCCTCCTTGCTGGCCCCAGCCGCAGCGGTAGCCGCCCTGGTCTCGGTGAACACGGCCATCGCCGTTCCATTTGAGTCAGGGGCGTTGCCGTACAGCAGCGTCATGTCCACGGGCGGTGTAGTCGGCGTTGCGGTGCTCGTCCATGCAGCGAAGTAGAACACAAGGGATGGCCCGGTTGTCCCCAGGTCGCTGGACTTGATGTTCTGCTCGTTGCCGATCTTCTGCCAGGTGGCGTTGCGGTAGACCACCATCGTGGCCCGCCAGTTGCGGCTGGTGTTGGTGCCGCTGGTAGTGAATGTGTAGCCGGTGGTGTTGTCCACGTCCGCCTGAGTGGCGACCTTGTAGGCAACGCCAAGGCCAGGGTAGCTGTTGCTACCAGCAAATCCAAAGGTGAAGGAGGAGTTGCTCCAACTGCCGCCCGTGTTCATGTTGCCGTTCAGCAGCACCATCATCAGGTCGCCAACCTGAACACCAGCAGGCTTTGTGACGGTCACAAAGTTGCCGGCAGCCAGATTCGTGTTGGTGTTGATCCCGACCAGCGCAGTCCCGCCACCGGGGTCGGTGCCGCCACAGCCAGCCGCCATCATCAGCATCTGAGTGTTGAAGTCCATGGCGATCAGGTGGTGTAGTTGAGCAGGCTGGAACCGTGCCAGCTGGTGCCACCGTCGTCGGTGTGAAACATGAACAGGTGCGTCTTGCCGGCGGTGGGGGCAGGAGCAGTGCCGCCTGGCCACTTCACGGAAGCAGGCCAGGTAATGGCGCCGCTGGTGTGGATCACCTTCAACGTGAAGGCGTAGCTGCGGGCCGCAGGGGCACCGGAGAAGGTGAAGGCGCTGTCGGCGGCAACTGTCTTGGTGAAGTAGTTGCCCAGGCTGCAGTCGACCGCCAGGGCGGCAACGGGGGTGATGCCACCACTGATGACGGCGCTGGTGCCGGGTGCCGTGACCGTTGTCGCAACGACAGCCAGGGATCCATCCGGCTTGCGGTAGGTGTCGCCCGGCACCAGTTTCGCGGCCAGTGCCGCAGCGTTGTCGGCGTAGCTGGCAGTGGGAATGTTGAGGCCGCGCGTGGTTGCCAGCAACCTGCAAGCACCCCCTACGCTCAGCCCCAGCCCCATGAAGGTGCCGCCATAAAATCCTGTGGGTTTATCGCCAACAGGCGTCAACCCAGGCTCCGCCTCCGAGCCTTCGTTGAAGTTCAGCGGCCAATGATTGTTGTTCGGCATGAGGGCGTCGTTGATCTTAAGCCATAGGCTTTGATCACTGATCGGCACCCAGCTGCTGCCGTTAAACATCAGGATGGAGCCGACAACTGCGCCGCTTGGCACCGCTGCCCAATCGGCATGGTGCGTGCCGATTCTCGACACCTCGATCAGATCACCGGCTGCCGCCACATAGCCCACCGGCTTCGCTGCCGTGATGTCCACCCTGCCCTGCCAGGCCGTGCGCTGGCTGGCGGCAGTGCCGGCTCCATCCCACCCGGTGCCGTCCCACACCAGCAGCTCATGCAGGCTCACCGCCTGGCCCGCCAGGCCAGTCCAGCTCGCATCCGCAGTGCCGGCCCTGCTCGCCACATAGGTGTCGCCCGTCCCGGGTTTGGCCGGCGCCGAAGCCGCCACCGTCGGATCAATCGTGCCCTTGTAGGTCAGCGCATTCGCCAGGGCCGGCGGCACTGCCGCGGGGCTGGCATCCACCCACACCGACACCGCCGGCGTACCACTCGTGTACCGCAGAAACAGCCGTGCGCTGGTGGTGTCCCACCACAGATCACCGTCCTTCGCGGTGGCCGGCGCCGCCGCGGCCACCGTCACGCCAGCGCCCGGCTTGAACTCGATCAGGGCGTTGTCGTCGCCCTTGATGATCAGCGCTGGATCATCGTGGTGGTAGTTGATCGCCAGATCGCCATAGGCCATGTCCCCGGCCGCTGGCCGGCGCCCCTTGACGCTGGAGCGATACAGCCGGACATCCAGTGGTGACTTGGCCATGGCGAGTAAAAACCCTGCAGACAGCCCCTAACAAGGGGTTGGCCGCAGGGTATGAGTCGCCTCGGGGCCGGCAGCTGAGCGGCCTAGCCCTCAGCCGTTGGCTCGACCAGCGCCTTCAGCTGCTCGACCGTCCCGGCGGCATCGATCGCCCGCTGCGTCACTGCATTGCGCTCGCGAATCGCCTGGCGCTCCGCCTCCACCGCCTCAAGATCAACGCCTGGAATCCGCTTTGCCATCACCGCGTCATGGGGTGCCAGCTGCTCATCGCGCTGCTGGCGGCGCATCCCGTGGGCGATCTCCTTCGCTTGCTCCACATCCACCACCACCTTCTTGGCCCGTAGCGCCCAGGCGTTGCGGAACAGTCGATCGGTAGGGATCGCCTCTGCCTTCACGACCTGATGGCTCACGCCATCCGGCACATCCTTGGCAGCGATCTCCTCGATCGTCAGCCCGCAATCGAGAGAGGGAATCAGGACGGCAAGGCTGCCGTCCTCCAGGTGATAAACAATGCGCTGGTCCATGGGGTCATACCTCCAGTCAGGGGCGTTTCAGTGGAGCTCGTCGCGGTTTTGCTCTAGGCAATGAAGGCGACATTGCTGAAGTCAAGATCGGCCGTCGCTCCCCTCAGGGCCGTCTCCAGCGTGCAGGATGCGACCGTCGGTGCTGTGCGGCTGGGCGAGATCGTGCCGCTAGTGCCTTTGGAGGATCCGCCGGCTCCAACAATGGCGTAGTTGCCGTCTGCAAACGGAACCGTGAAGTTCACGATGAACACGCCTAGGGCGATGTCCGCCACACTGCTGACATTCTTGCTGGCGCGAATTGCGTTGGTCGCGAACATGATCGCCACGTTGTTCAGTGCCGTCGTGGCGGTAGTCGTGAACCTGAACTGCGTTGGGCTGATCACCGTCACCACATAGGTGCCAGCCACCACTCCGCTCAAGGCGTAGACCGAGTGCCCCGTCACCAGGCCATGGGGCGCTGCGCTTGTCACCGTTGCGGTGGTGCTGCCCGCCACGCGCGCCACCGTCGCCGCGCCGCCGGCCCAGGCGGGGACCGCCGCGCCGTTGAAGTTCACCCAGGCCTTGATGCCCCCAGCCGAAGGCCCCACCACCGTCCACTGCAGAGCCCCTCCGCCTGTGGCGCCATAGATCGACAGCTGACCCAGCCCCGTGTCCCACCACAGCCGGCCGTCACGCAGATCCGCCGGTGCCGTGGCGCCGACATGAATGCCAGCCGCCTTCAGCTGCGCCGCATCCACCGCCCGACTGGCCGTACCAGCCAGCAGAGCGGCCGCGTCCGCCAGACGCACAACACCAGCCGCCGCCGCCGTTGCTGCCGGCAATGCGGCGGGATCCAGGACATCGCCGCCCGTCGACGGCGTCAGCACGCCCGCGGTGCGGCTCCACAGCCTGTCGGCCTTCAGCTGCGCCGCATCGACGACGCGGCCGGCCGTGCCAGCGCCGATCGCCGTTGCATCCGCCAGCTGAACGGCACCCTGCGTGGCGCTCGTTGCCGCCGGCAGGGCGGAGGGCACCACCACGTCGCCAGGCGTCATCGGCGCCAGGGTGCTGCCGACGCGGCCCCAGACACGCGCCAGCTGCAGCGCCGCCGCATCGATGGCCCGTCCGGCCGTGCCGTTGGCAATGTCCGCGCTGTCCGCCAACCGCACACCGCCGCTGCTGGCCGTCGTCGCGGCAGGGAGCACCGCCGGATCAAGCAGATCGCCGGCCGTCGCAGCCTTCAAGCTGCTGCCCTGGCGAACCCACAGCCCGCCGCCCTGGATCAGCTCCTGCCAGGCCGCACCGTCGTAGAGCACGCTTGCCCCCAGGGGCAGGCTGCCGCTCAACCCCGTGAAGCCCGCGTTGACCGCGCCGGCTGTCGTCACCTTGTAGAGCCAGCCGGCCATGGCCCCAGCCGGCGGCGGAATCGTGACGTTGATGCCGCCCCTGTAGGACAAAGCACCCGCTACGCCGCCAGCGCCGCCGCCGCCAGCGCCGGTCTGCGTCCAGCTGGTGGTGGCGGCTTCGTACACCCAGGTCTTGCCGGATGTCACATCCGTGTAGGACGCGCCGTCAACGGGTGAATCGGGAAAGTTCAGAGCCATTGGATCTCAGTGGTTGATTCGCCTGGGGACCGCCAGTGAAACGTCTGACTGCATTCAGAACTCACCCAAATCCAAGACCTGCACCAGCTTGTAGGCGTTGGCAGCGCCATCGGCAGCAACAGATGAATCACGCACCAGAACACCTTTCATCTTGTCGGGAGCCACCGCCGCCACAGCGCTGTCGCTCACGTCGCCGCAGCCGTGCAGTGACAGCGGCGTCGCCACCAGGCCGGAGCTGATGACGTGCCAGACATCAGCTCCGCCGACATAAACGATGTGATCGTTGGCCGCCAGGACGCCGTTGATCCTGGCGTGATCGCCAACCGCCGTGCCGGCCTTCGAGACCACGAAGAAGTCGCCCTCCTTCAGGCCTGTGCCTGCACTCAGCTTGCCGGCCACCACCAGGCCGGCGCGGCCATTGGCTGCAGCGACGCTCGTCAGCGAAGCGATGCCACTGGTGGAGCCGTCGTAGGTGCCGAGCAGCGTCGAGCCGGTGATCAGCCCGGCGATCTGATCCGCCAGGCCCCGCAGCTGCTTGGCGGTCACCACGCCATTGGCGTTATTGGTGGTGGCGGCCGGATCACCCGTCTCGGTGATGTCGGTGTCCCGGGCCAGCTGCACCACGCCCTTGACCGCGCCAGTGCCAGCCGCATTGGGGGCGGTGGCATCAGGGATGGCTGCGCCGGTCTTGATGAAGCTGCTGCCGTCATAGACGTAGCTGCCGGCGTCGGCGCCGGGGCCTGCCACGATCAGGATGTCGCCGGAGTGGAGATCGCCCTTGGCCGTGATGCCGGAGCCGGTCTTGGCAATGATCACCACCAGTGCCTTGGCGGTGATGTCCGCGCCGGCGGCAGTCGTGATCTCCGCCTGGGTGGCGCTGAACACCTTCGGCGGCACGGTGGGGGACACCCAGTTGCTGCCGTTGTGCAGCATCAGGTAGGGCGCGCCAACGGCGGGCACCACCACAAACAGATCGCCCTTGCTGCCATTAGCAGCGACGGGCAGGGTGGGGCCGGAACCGAGGCCTTCGCCTTCCAGGTTGAAGATCTCGTAGCCCTCGCCCTGGTACATCGAGCCGGCCACGGCGCCAGTGGCGGGCCGTGCCGTCGCCACCTTTGCCGGCACCACCACATTGGTGACTCCGAAGATTGTGCCCGAGCCCGCCGCGACTGCCTGGCCACGCACCAGCACGTCATCGCCGGCACAGCCGACCAGCAGCCACTTGTTGGCCAGGTTGAACGCGATCTGACCCGGCTTCAGGCCATCGGGCAGCTTGGTGGCCGTGGGCGTGCGCAGATGCTGCAGCGCAATCGGGGAAATGGCCATGGGTCAGGCAGCGGGGCGCACTCTGACCCGAGGGTATGGAGCTCTAGAAGGAGCCCTCGTCCATTCCAGTGATCTGATTGGTGCCCGCATCGACGGAGACACCATTACCCGCCGACAGCCCTCCAGATGCCGGCACCAGCGTCTTGGTGGTGCCGGCCACTTCGACGACATAGAGGCTGTTGGCATCAATCGCCCAGCAGGCCTCGCCGTCCTCCAGCGCGCTGAGGTTGGCCTGCAGATCCGCCAGATTGCCTCGAGCAAGGCGGATCGGCGTCCGATTGGCGGGTACTGGCATGGTTCTCGGCGCTCAGTGGCAGGGTATGAAACAGCTCGTTCAGGGGGTGACAGCCGCGCCGGTCGTGAAGTTGCCTCCATCGATCACCGCCGGCATGCCACCAGTGCCACCGCCGCCGCCGGGGCCTGATGCGCCGCTGGACGGCACCTGCTTCCCCCCGCCTGCATCGATCACCAGCGTGTGGCTGTCGGCCATCGTCACCGTGGTGCCGCCGGCGCCGCGGATTCGCATGCTGTCGGTGCTGCCATCGCTGTAGGTGATCTGGATCGCCGCGGCCAGCGGATCACTCACCCAGTCGATCGCCGCCAGGTCTGCCACTTCCCGCTGGCCAATCCGCCCGCCGCCACCGCCGGCGGCCAGAGCGGCAGGCAAGCCGGCCGCAGCGATCGATCCACCACCAACCGACACCCACTGCTGGGACGTCCCGTCGTCATAGAAGACGTAGAGGCTGCCGTTCTGGCTGGAGTACCAGAGGGCGCCGACGCTGCCTGCCGGTGGCGTCACGCCAATGTTCACCCGCGCTGGAATCGTCACGCCTGGCGGCATGCCATGGCGCAACAGCAGCTGCGTGCCAGAGAGGGCCGTGCCGATCGGCATGTCGGCCCCGCCGCTGGGCTTGGTCGTCAGCAGGCCTGGCGTCAGGCTGGAGACGTAGTAGGTCCGGCCCGGCGACAGTCCTGTCCCCGGCGCATGGGGCTCAGCGCTGTCGATCACGGCGGACCACTCCGCCTCACTGAGGGCCACCACGCCCTCCACTGCCGCCGCCACGGACTGGCCAGCGCCGGCCGCTGCCAGTGCCACCGCCACAAAGCTGCCTGCCGCCGCCGCCGAACTGGCCAGGCGCCAGTTCGGTGCGGCGTGAATCAGCGCCTGGCCCGGCAGGACAGCGCCGCCACTGCCGTTGACATCGACATAGCGCTGGACGCGATTGACATCCAGCCAGCGCCCGTTCTCCCGCAGCCACACCGTGTCGGTGCTGTGGTCCAGCCACAGATCACCATCCACCGCCGCGGCCGGACGGCTTGTGCCGGCACTGAATCGCTCGTGCCACGCCACCCCGGTGGCATCGACCGTCAGCGCTGCGCCAGGGCTGCCCAGGGGCAACCGCACCACGGCATTGCCCGAGACCGTGAGCAGATCGCCGTCCACCAACTGGCTGCGCAGCTCCGCCAGCTGGTTGAGGACCGGGTTGTTGACGTAGACCGACTTCCACTGGTGACTGGCCTCGTCCCAGAAACCGATCGTCTCTGCATTCAGCGCCGGGTTGCACCACAGCGCCTGACCCAGCCCCGTCGGGCGGCCACCACCAGCGGGGAGCGGCGCAAAGGCCGAGGCGCCGTTGGCCCACGGCGGCGTGACCCCCGTCGTGATCAGCTCGATGAAGAACGCCTTGCCGCTGGCATCCACCACCAGGGAGCGGCCGGCGGCGCCGACGCCCGCTGATACCACCGTGACGCCACCGGCGCCATCGGCCACCAGCAGCGAACCGGGGCCGGCCGTCTTGAGGGTGGCCACCAGCTGCGATACCTGGCCAGGCGCAGCCTCCTGCCAGGCGCTGCCGCTGAACACCTTCAGCGTGCTGGTGGTGGTGTCAAACCACAGCGCTGCCGCCTGCGCCGGCGTCGGCGGTGCCGTCGGGCCGTAGCTCAGCACCGGGCTGTAGGCCAGGCCCTCAATCAGCAGCCCGTTGGCCGGGTTGATCTCCTGCAGGCCGGCGTGGCTCGTCGGCACCTGGATCACGCCAGGCACCTTCGCCGGCTGATCCAGCGCCGCCCAGCCGGTGATCGAGCCAATGATCAGCCGGCCGGGCTCATAGGGCCCCACCGCACTGGCGCTGCTGAGGCTGTTGATGCCGGTGTTCCAGCCGGGAGGCCGCAGATCGACGATCAGCCCCAGCGCCGCCAGCGCCTTGGTCAGATCATCCAGCGTCTGCGCCCAGCTGCCGGCAACGGTTGGCTGGACAGCCGGCGCGCCGCCATAGAAGCCGACCTTGCCGTCCAGCTTCAGATCGCCAGGCAGGTGGAGGCCGTCAACGGGGTCCAGAACCCTCGGAACACCCCGGGAGGTGTCAAAGACAAGCGGTTTCTGCAGGGCCATTACAGACGGGCAATCAGGTTGATTTCAACTTCCAGGACCCGCTCACTCAGGGCCTGACCCACACACACCACCGTGGCACCGACGCCGCTGGGGCACGCCAGCTGCAACCAGCCGGCACTGGAGCTGGAGAGGTAGTACCTGGCGCCAGGCACCAGATCAGGGCCGCCGGCCACCGGTGTCCAGTCCGCACGGCTGATCTGACCATCGCTGATCAGCCCGACCAGCTGACCGTCCACAGCGTCGATGCTGGCAAGACCCGCCACCTGATACGGCGCCGGCTGACCCGGGATGGTGGCGTCCATCGCCAGGGCGAGATCGAGCTTCCCCGGCGTCGTGAAGAACAGCGCCATCCCCACCTGGCAGGCGGAGCCGGTGCCGCCTGGCGGTGGCGGTGGCGGCGAGAAGGTGCCGCCGGGAGCGCCGCTGCCGATGGCGGCGCCGGCACCGCCACCGGCGGCGGCGAGCACCCAGGTTGAGGGGCCACCGCCGCCACCGTCGGGATCAAACTCGACGTAGGTGCGGCCAAACCGACTGATTGTCCGTGGCGCTGCCAATGCCCCTGCCCTGCTACCGGAAGGGTATGCGGCCCCAGCGCGGCCCTGCCGTTAATAGGCCCCGAGATCCACCTTGCTGCTGACCCGATACGCGCCGGGGTTGCTCAGGTTGCTGCGGCCATCGCGAATCAGCACGCCAAGCTGCTGATTGGCCGGCACATCGCTCGCCACCGGATCATCGGTGACATTGAGAAGCTCCCCCAGTCGCTTGGCGCCGCCACCACCGTCGCCGCCGTTCATTTGATACCAGCCCGCCTCCCCGGCCGTCGTCACCTGATCGCAGTAGACGAAGGTGACGCCCTGGCGGGTGTCAAACCAGACCGCACCGGGCGCCTCCCGCTGCGGTGGCGTCGGCCCGAGATGCACAAAGCTCTCCGCGCCGTTGGTCTGATGCCACTCCCCGCCCTTGGCCACGAGCAGCCGACCCTGGCGGGTGTCAAACCAGAAGCTGCCGTCGCCTGGCGTCATCCCCGCCTGGTAGTCGCTGGTGGCGCTGTTCCATCCCGGCGGCTGCGGACCGATGACGCTGGTGGCCGGCGGCGGCACCACACCGCTCAGCACCGTGCCCAGGTCCCACAGCGCCCGGGTGATGCCCTCGAAGTTGGCCTGGTACTGGTTCGGCAACGTCGGACTCCGCATCAAAATCAATCTCTCGATTGCACGCAGAATCGAGATGTAGCCATAGCCATTCGAAGTCACCTCCCCGAATGTCAGCGGCCCTGCTGCTCTGGCCATTGATTAAGTCACCCGCAGGGAAAGATCACCAGCCAGGAACACCGGTGGATCACTGATGCGAATCACCCCGTTGGGATTCACGTCGCCAATCAGCTGGATATTACCGGCCGAAGTGGCGTCCCACAGCGCAAACGACTTGACAGCCTGCTCGATTGTGTGAACACCAAAGATGAAGGCCCTGGTGTTGACGCGCTGCCGGCCGCCTGACGCTGTCGTGATCGTGCCGAAATCCGTCGTCACCACGCGGATGCGGTTGCCGCCAGACCAGCCCTTGATCTCACTACCTGCCGTCGGGGTCTCGTCGCCATGCAGGGCCAGCCACAACTGCGCCGGGGGCGCCGGGAATGCCGTGCCGAACAGCCAGCTCAGTACGGCATCCTGGTTGGTCTGCGAAAGCGCCATGGGCCTTGGGTGTCCTGGCCGCAGGGTATGGAGCCAAGGCTCAAGGACTCAGTTCTTGTTGCAGCCTGGCCAGCAGCGCCGCCAGGCTGACCTCGTCCACCGCGAAGGAGACATAGGGCCGGTTGAGCTCCACCGCACCCGTCGCACTCACCCGTGCCCGCCAGGCCCCGTCTGGCTCCTCCACCCAGAGCACCTGCCGCGTCTTCAAGGTGCCCGTGATGGCGCTCGCGCTCTTCCCCTTGAGGTGCTTGACCTGGACGGCGAAGTAGGACCTGATCACGGTCTGTCCCGTCACGATCACCGTCGCCTGCGCCTTCATCCCCCGCATGCCGGACAGCACACGACCCGTGCTGTCCGCCACCACCAGGGCCTCGCCCACCAGGCGCTTGTCGGGACTGGAGACAGACAGCATCGCCTCGCCGTCCGCCACCACGACGCTCTCGCCATGCAGGAACACATCCCGAGCCTGCTCGGGCGTCATCAAGTGCGCCGTTCCCTCAACGGTCGCCGCCGCCACACCGGTCAGGCTGTCTGCCACGGAGGTGTTGAACTCCAACACCAGATCCTTGATCGCGACCGCCATCCCCAGGGACGCCACCACCTTGTACTGGCCCGCCTCGATGCGAACCGTCGTGCCGCGGCCTGAAGCGCTCTGCACCAGCGGCGCTACCCGACGGTTGTCCGCGTCCAGCAGCGCCACGCCGACGTGGCAGGCGTAGCGATCAGCCGACACCCGATCCACCCGCAGCAGCAGGCTGCTCGGCGTGCTGAACTCCCAGAACTCGCTGGCCGGCACCGCCTCGTACCCCAGCCTGGTCCTGACCCGAACCGCATTGAACAGCGACAGCTCCAGCGGCTTGGGGTTCAGCAGGCTCCCCCAGCCGCCGTCCTGATCCGGTTTCTGCCGCACCGTGATGAAGTTGCCCTGCTGCCGCATGCGCAGTCCAGGGTGCTCCTGCGGAACCTGGCGGGGGCGATCATCCATGCGGCGAGGGTATTCAGGGGATCGCCGTGGGTAGATCCGTGCTGCCCGGCGGCAGCGGCTCAATCGCCCGACTGCTGCGGGGCTTCGAGGGGCCATCGAACCCCAGCACTTCAGTTGCCGTGCCGCGGCCCACCCACCAGTCACCGAAGACCGCGTCGACGTCCTCGATCGGATCGGTCGTCGGATGCTGCTCATTCAGGCGCAACACCCCCACGGCTGCCCTGGCGGCCCTGCCCCCCAGCAGCTGCACCGGGGAGAGCTCCACCCGCTGCGGCACGATCCCCACGCAGTCGCCCACGCAGGCCGCCAGCAGCGTCACATCCAGCATCGAGAAGGCCTGCTCATTCAGCAGGGACAGGCGCAGATCATCGAGGAAGCGCGGATCGCTCAGCGGCGCATCCATCTCCTCGATCCGCCCCATCACCCGCATGTCGTTCCAGTAGTCGCTCGCCAGGGACTGCATGTCGCTGGGCTCCGCCATCGGCGCACCCAGCGCCCAGCGCACCGCGTGGCAGTGCTTGCACTCCGCGCCTGGAATCCGATCCCAGGGCAACAGCCGGAACCGCCGGCGCACGCCCTCGGGATCGCCTTCGCCGGCGCTGCGCTGCGGACCGCCCAGCCCGCTCGGCGCACGCTGAGGGAACAGGTCCTGCGACCCCAGCCGCGGCCCCGAACGCAGCTGCACAAACGACATCCCCAGGTGGGCTGGACAGTTGCAGCTCACCGTCGTCGCCTGGGTCAGATGCCGCCCGGGGCGGAACGTCGGCAGCGGATCCCCAGCTGCCACCGGCACTTCGCGAGTGATCAGGCGGCCGTCTGTCGTGCGCTCGCGCCGCCAGAAGCGGGTGGCATCGAAGTAGACCTTGCCCTCCGCCTCATGCACCGCCACGCACAGCAGGCCGATGCCGGCCGTCAGGTCGTCCTCCAGCCGCTGGCCGCTGATCGCCGTGTCCTCCAGCACCTCGCCGACCAGCATCCGGTTGAAGTGCAGCGGGCTCACGCTTCTTGCCGCCGTGGCCTTGAAGTCCAGCTCCAGCAGCCGCAGCGGCGCACGCCCTGGCTCATCCTCAAACCGATACCAGAACTCCTTCTGCGCCGCGCCGACCGGCTGTGCCGTGATCTCCGTGCCGCGGGGCTGGATCGCCACCGTCCAGCGGCCCTCCGGCGACTCCTGTGACGTGAAGCCCGCCAACAGCAGGGTGCTGGTCCGCCACTGCTGGGTGGTGGCGAAGCTGTCCCGGTGTTCCACCCGCACGGCGGTGAACCGCTCCGCCGCACCCACCAGCTGCGCCTGGGCCAGCGCCATCCCCTTCCGCCAGGACTGCCAGTGCCCGTCCTTGTCCCATTTGGCCAGCAGGTCCGGGTACGCCGCCTCCCCCTGCACGCCGTAGCCCTTGCCCTTGCTGGGGTAGACCGAGCCGCTGAAGGCGATCCCCTTCCCCAGCTGATCCGCCACCGGCCGGCGGCCCAGACCGCCCGCCAGGACATCACCGCGTTGGCGGGCCAACGCCCTACCTCCGGCGGCCCCGGGCCCGCCGGTCCCGCTCGTCCACCAGCTGCTGCTCTGTCCCCTTCGGCTGCGAGACTGGCCGCTTGTGCTTCTTCTTCCAGACGTCTCCGGCCATGCGCCGCCGGCCAGAACCTGTGGTCGTCACCTCGGAATCGCCGTCAGACGATGGGTCGTTGATCACGGAGGCAACGGAGCTCGCTGCCTCAAGGGTATGCGGCTCAGTAGTAGCCGCCCTGGCAGGCGATGTTCGCCGCGGCCGGATCCGCCGTGGCGCTGTTCACTGCAGCCCACAACGCCTGCCCCCTCCTGAGGTACAGCCCCCGGAATTGGGGCGGCTCCCCGTCTGCGCCGTTCGCTCCGGCGTGGGGGACAGGTGCCAGCAGATGCGGCAGCTGCGCATAGACATAGGCGCCCGCTTTCTGCGCTGCCCCAAACCCGAAGCGGCCCAGGAAATGCGCGTTGCTCGAGCCACCTGATGCCGTCATCCCCAGCGAGTGAGCGCTGGTGGAGATGTAGAGGTTGACCTTCGCCGCGTTGTCATCGACGCGCTGGATCAGGAAGATCGCATCCAGCATCGCTCCGTCGTTGCTCGTGCAGTCCACCAACAGCACGCCATTGCTGCCGCTCCCCGGATCGGCGCTGGCCGCCGGGGAGGTGGTGTTGTCCAGCCTGACGATCTCCAGCAAGGGGCGATCGACCAGCATCGGCTGTTTGTTCACCGAAGATGCGGCCATGAATCGAATCGCCTCGCTTGAGCTTCAGGGTATGCAGCCGCGCCCTGCCGCCTCAGCTCGCGCCCAGGCGGCTGTTCAGGTCATTGCGGAACTTCTGTGACGCGGCGAAGCGGTACGACCCATCGCCTGTGCGGCCTCGGTCCCACCGCCGGGTCGACGTTGCGTCGCCGCTGGGCGTCGCCTGGCTGGCGGCGCTTGGCGTTGACGAGCTGGACCGATCCAGCGGACTACCGGTTGGCTGGCGCTTCACCCAGTCGTCATACAGCGTCGGCGTCGTATTGGCCTTGAAGCCCTCTGCTTCGGTGGCGGTGCCAGTACCACCATTCGCCGCTGTCATGTAGTCCGACAGGTTGAAGCTCTTCTTCAGTTCTCCTTGCGTGTTTGCAGGCGCAACTCCCGGCGTTGCCGGCTTGTCCGTACCGCTCGCCGCCTCGCCTTCTTCTTTCTGCTGGTTCAGATAGCTCGGATCACCGTAATAGGTGTACGTCGCCTGCGCTTCCTGGTCGTACTTCCCCTTCGTCTCACCGGTCCGCACCCAGCCAGTGCCCTGGCCTGGGCTGATGGGGTTGCCTCCGTCATAGCTTCCGTCGCCGCCATCAGGGTGATACAAGGGCGCATAGCTGGCCTGATTCGGCGTCCAGCTCCAGCTGCCGTTCTCATTGACATTGACGTGATGCTGACTCCTGACCTGTCCCTCCAGGCTGGCGCGGTTCTGCGCCGCAATCCCGAAGATATTGCTCAGCGGAATCTGCTTGCCTTCATATAGCTCGTCAATGTCCTTGCTTGACAGCATGCCATCGCTGATCGCTGCATTGATCAGCTGGCTGCTCCGACTCTGGGAGCGCTGCGGAGCAGCGAAAGTGTTAGCGCTGGCGACAATCTGGTTGGAAGTCACTGGTTGGTCCTCAGGCTGGAGTTGGCATGGTCGACGGCATTCCGCCTGCCGTTGGAGATGAGCCGCGGCCGGCAGCGGGCAGCGCGGCCTCCGCTGGATGCCCTTCCACCCGAGACGCAAAGGCCATGTCCGGCGCCGGCGGCATCGGCGTCTGCGCCGTCCGCAGATCTTCGATGCTGGGCTGCGGACCGCTCTGCGGCAGTGGCATCCCCACCGGCTGACCCGTGGAATACCGCATTGCCTGCCCTGCAATGCCAGGGTTCATCACCCACTCGTTGGGCGCCGCGGCCAACGGACCGCCGCTGCCGCCGGCCTGGCCCGCCCAGCGCAGATCGCCCAGCTGCTCGCTGCTCATCATCGGCTGGGGCGACATCACCCGCGCCGCGCCCCACGCCGGCGGCTGCATCCCGTAGTTCACCCCCGTCCCCGGCAGGCCCTGGCCTCGCCAGTCCTGGTACGGGTTGCTGCTGATACGGGCGTTGTCGATCTGCGCCAGCTCCTGCTGGATCTGGTTGCCGACCATCGTGTTGTTCGGCACCGAGCCACCCGGCTGGGTGTAGAACGCCGCGGCCAGCTTCTGCCCGCGCGCCACCGGCACGTTGCCTGCATCGTTGCCGCGGCCCATGTAATCGCTGGCTGGCCGCGTCGCCCGCTTGAGAGGATCCATCAGAAGAGGTTGAAGTTGCCGGGGTTGTAGCCGCTGTAGTGGCCGGTGCTGTTGAGCGGCGGCAGCTTGCTCGGATCCAGCATCCCCAGGTTCACCGTGTTGCCTGGCTTGAACTGGCCGGCGCGGGTCCCGAAGGCGTTACCCGCACCAACGGCGAGCACGGCCTCGCCCGGTGTCGTCGGCGGCGCCTCACCCATGGCGCCGAACGCCGCCAGCGTGGCGCTGCGGCCCGGCACTTCCCGCGGCGCGGGGATCGCCTGGGGTGATACCTGCCACGGCGCGATCTCCGCCAGGGAGCCGAGGCTGCTATCCCGCACCCGCTGCTTGAAGCTGTCGCTCTGCAGCCAGGCGTTCATCTGCGCCTGCGGAAGGTTGCCACTGGGCGCCAAAGGCGCGGGCGCCAACGCCCCTGGCGCCGGGCCCGCCATCGCCTTCTGCTGCTCGACTGTCGCCACAGCAAACGCCGGCGCTGCTGGCGCTGCTGGCGTGCCGCCTATTGCCTCCAGCGTGGCGGCCTCGCCGGCCGCGTCGTTGCTGGCTGTCCAGAACCCGGCGGCGTCCTTGCCCAGGCCCTTGGCCGGACCGAGGCCCGCCAGCTGCTTCTCCAGGCCCCGCACCGTCGCCTGGGGCGCCGCCGCTGGCGTACCGCCGCGGCGCGTCACCTCCTCAGCCAGCACATTGCGCACGGCGCGCATGCCGGCCATCGAGTCCTCGCCATCGAGGAAGGCCCGCCGGCGGCGCGTCTCCAGGTCCTGCTCCACCGGCTGGACGCCACTGAGGGCCTGCTCCAGGCGATCGCCATCGGCGGGACCCGTCATCACCTTCTGCTGCTCAGGCGTTGCCACCGCGAACTGCGGATTGGCCAGGTGCGCCGGCAGCTGCGCCGGGAAGCCGCCGCCGGCCAGGGCGCCCAGCAGTGAGCCCGTCTGCTCCAGGTCCGCCGCGCCACTGCCGGTCGTCGGCTTGACGGGCGCCGTCGCCACCGCAGGGGCAGCGGCGGGGGCGGGACTGCGCGCAGGCGCTGCCGGAGCAGGCGCTGCCAGAGCAGGCGCGGCAAACCGCGGGTCCGCATTGATCCGCCCCAGGTTGATGTCCCTCGAGCCCGCAAACGCACCGAACCGCGGATCTGCCTGGATCCGCGCCAGGTTGGCCGCCCGAGCATTGCGGAAGGGGCTCTGGTAGTTGCCTTGCGCCGACATCGGCTCAGCTCCGTTCTCCACGCAGGGTATGGAGCTCCCTCAGCGCCTAGCGCCAGCCCAGACCGCCGGTGCTCTCCAGGATCCGCGTCCCCACCGATGTATCAGCAGGGCCCGGCACGCTCAGGATGAACTCACTGCCGCTGCGCTCGAACGCATACCGCCTCACCTCCTCGCGGCGGTAGTTGGCGACATAGAGCGTCTCCGCCAGGCGATCGCATTCCCGCAGATAGACCTCGCGGTACTGATTGTCGGCGCTGAGCGGATCACTGATTTCGATTGAACGATTGCTGTCCCCAAAGATCCGCTGCGTGCGGCTTGGCGCCATCTGGCCCGAGCTGCTCACACCTTTCATCACCTCAGAAGCATCCCAGGCCCGATCACAGCGATCGAGCTGGTTTGCGATCCGGTCGTACCAGTAGGAATCGGGGATGCGATTCACGGCTTCCTCGAATCGCGCCATGTCACCAGCAGGGACTTGCGCTCCTTCATTCATACCCAGGTGAAACGCCGCACGGCTGATGTCGTAGTCGTTCAGGCGCACAGGGAATCAGGCAGCTGACTCGAGGGTAGGGGCCTCCTTCACGAAGATCCCGTCGACCATCCGGCCGCGCCGATCCTTGATCTCGCTCCAGGCGTGGGCGATCGCCTCCTCCACCGTGAAGCCCAGCTGGGCCGAGAGGATCGTCAGCACCACGATCGCGTCACCAACCCCATCGATCTGGCCGGCGGGGTTGCCCTTGGCGATCGCTGCAGCCAGCTCGCCCAGCTCCTCCACCAGCTTCAACATCTGGGCCTGCGGCACGCTGCCCTCAACCAGGTTGCGATCCGCCGCCCAGCCGCGGATCTGCTCAAACCCCTGCCACTGCTCCGTCATGGCTCAGCCCAGGAACAGCTGGTTGCTCTTGAAGACCTCATCCCAGTTCACCCGGGTGCTGGAGGCCTTGAGCTGATCGAGGTTGCGGAACACCTCGCCCGGCAGCGACAGCTGCAGGCTCTTGATCTTCTTGGCGGTGCGGTAGCCCAGGCCCGGCACCCGGCGGGCGATGTCCTCGGCCGAGGCGGTGTTCACGTTCAGCCGTGTCTCGACGATGTCGATGATCGGCGCCGGGATCGCCTCATCGGGCTCCTCCTCGCGCTCGTAGCGGGAGTCGAAGTCGGGGGTGCCCTTCTCGTCGCAGGGCATCAGCTGGGACAGGGAGGCGTAGTACGGGACGCCATCTGGGCCCTTCACCATGCAAAAGTCCTCCTTGGTAGCTCCGCCTCCGACCTGGACGACACGGCGGCCAGTCTTTCGGTCCTGCCAGAACACAGACATACAAGCAAGCGGGCTCCTTTGAGCTGAAGGGTAGGGAGACTGCCCGTGATGCCACAGGCCGGACCGTGCTAAGCATTTGGGTGGGCCGGCGAGCTGACACTCCCGACCCGTGACCAACCTGACTACACAGGCCGATGGGCAAGAGCATAGGGCGACCGGCGCTGCCGGTGGCGATCGGACAGCGCTTTCAGCGGCTGACAGTCGTGCGCCAAGGACCAGCCTCGAGAAGCGGAGATCGCCGATGGTGGTGTGAGTGCGACTGCGGCCGCGCCTGCGCCCTGGTGTCGTCCAATGGGCTGCTCCGCAAGGGCACCGGCAGCTGCGGCTGCCTGCACCGAGAAGCCATAAGGCAGCTGCGGCTCACACACGGCCAAAGCGGCACGCCTGAGCACAAGTGCTGGATGCGCATTCGCCAGCGTTGCGAGAACCCAAGCGACATCAGCTACCCGGATTACGGCGGCAGAGGCATCCGCGTCTGCCAGCGCTGGCAGACGTTTGAGCCGTTCCTTGCCGACATGGGGCCCAGGCCAGGGCGTGGCTACAGCATCGAGCGCATTGATGTTGACGGCAATTACACGCCGGAAAACTGTATCTGGGCCACGACTCAGCAACAGGCCCGCAACAAGCGCGTCAGTATTTGGATCGAGCACAACGGCGAACGCCTGCACATCAAGGAGTGGGAGCAGCGCACCGGCATCAGCTGGAGCACGCTGCGGCATCGCTACGTGGACCTGAGCTGGAGCGCGGAGCGCACCTTGACCACGCCGCCAGAAGCATTCGCCCAGCGCGGTTCCGCCACCTGGAACGGAGAAACACTGACGCTCACGGAATGGAGCCAGCGCACTGGTATTCCCATGAAAACGCTGCATCACCGTCTCAGGGTGGCCGGCTGGAGTGTTGAGCGCGCCTTGAGCGAGCCAGTAGCCCGCCGTTCAAACAATAAAAAGCCCGGTAGTTAGCCGGGCTTGATATGATCTAAAGGGGGCTAATCAGCCAGTGTAGCCTGAATAAGCGGCTCCTTTGAGCATAAGGCTATTTAAATCAGCCACGCTGTCTTCGATGAGGTAGCACACCTCAGCGATGAGATAGACGCCACCGAGGAAGGTGGAGCCCAGGCCGCCCTTGTCGGCCCACAGCTTGAACTCCAGCTCAGCGGTGGTGACCACGGGGGTCGCCACGCTGTTGCAGAAGTCATCGGCATCGAAGTCACCGCGAGCGGAGACATTCATCGGACCGGTGTGGGCGCCGGTGGCGCTGATGGCACCGGAATCGCCGGGGGCGCCGGCGGGTGCGGTGGCCTTGGCTTCCAGCCACAGCTTGGCGCCGGCGTTGGCCAGCAGACCAGAGGCCTCGGGGGCCACGGGATCCTTGGCGCCGGAGCTGAAGGCACCGGGCTGGTTGGCCTGGCGGGGCACCCGCAGACCGACGCGATACAGGCTGGCGCCTGCAGGCACGATCAGGCCTTTGACATCGGCCCGGGGCTTGTCATCGCCGCGGGTGTCGGGCGAGCCGATGGTGATGTCATAGCCCTGGACGCCAGCACCAACGCCAGGGGCGGCGGGGACGGCGCCCTGGACGTGAACGAAGCCCACCTTCTGGACAGCCAGCACGCCGGGCATGTAGAGCACAGCCTGCTGCTGACGATCGTGGGGATCGCCGACGGGACGATTGTTCTTGACGAAGTCCGCGTTGGGCTTCGGCCAGGCGTTCAGCCCCACTACCCAGTTGCCGGGGTAGATTTTCTTGTAAGTCTCAGCCATTGAAGTGACCTCTAGGGATTGGGATTAGACGGGCCTCCTATCAGGGAGTGGTGTAGATGAAGCTGTGGGCGATGGTGGTGAAGTCCATGTTCAGGGTCTCGAAGCCCGCGAACAGGGACCAGATCAGGATCACGAAACGCGAGAAGTCGTCGTTCGAGTTGATCAGCACCTGGGCGTTGTTACCGCCGATGCCGATGCCGATCGCCTGGGGACCGAAGAAGATGCCGCAGGCAGCACGGCTGGACTTGGCAGTCGCGGCCGTAAAGCCCTTGGCGCCCTTGATCGCCACGCTATAGTTGTATTCGGGCATGTTGGTCGTCTCAAAGAAACGTACGCCCTCAAAAAGGAACCCGGTAGGCATACTTGGAGCGCCTGCAACAAAGCCGGCTTGGCCATACGCAGGGCCCATACCCAGGTAGTTGCTGGCGTTAGGCTGCAGGAAGGGCTGCATCGGGTTGACCTGACCCAGACCGCTGTAGCGAGCGATCTCACGGAAGTCCGAGTCCTGACGCATGTGCATCATGAAGTCGGGATCGCACAGGCAGCGGTAGTACCCATCCTGGTAGGTGGGGACGTTGCGGCTGCGCATGTCCTTCACGACGGCCAGCAGATCTTCCTTGACGGAGAACTTGGCGTTGTCGTTGCCGCCAGCCACGCTGACGTCATAGCCGGGGGCAGCGATCTCGGTGTCGCTCAGGCCACCGGGGAAGTAGTAGCCGCCCTGCTCGTTGTTGGCCTTACCGCGGGAGTAGGACTTGTAGAGCTCGTTAATGAAAACCCGATCCGGGCTGTTACCCCGCCAGCTCTTTATCTGACGGTTCTCACGATTTGCCATCTCGTGAGTTCAGACTATATCATGATCTAGTCCCTCCATCTGCGATCGAAATGCCAGTCCCTATCAAGCCTTTGGCCTTTACGGCTGAGGAGATCAACGCCTTGACAGATCAGTGGTCTGATCTGGAGATCGCTGCGCAGCACAGGCTTGCATATTCCGCAGTGCGGAAAGCCCGGCTGGCGCATGGCGTCAAGACGTTTACCCAAAAGACAGGGTTGGTCCGTATCGCGGAAACTGGAGAATTGCGTCGCAAAGGAAGCGTGCGCGGCGCCGTCAGGACTGACGGACTCCAGGACGATTACTTTGCGTGTATCGACAATCCAGAAAAAGCTTACTGGATTGGATTGCTCATGGCAGATGGATGGGTCACGCTTAGAGAAGGGGTACCCAAAGAGGTTGGCCTTGCCTGCCATCCACAAGATGACGAGTTGCTGACCTTCTTCGGTAAAGCGATTGGCTCAAGTGGCAGGATTGTCACAAAAACAAACAATCGCTCTTACTCTTCCAGTGGCAAGTCCCAAATCAGTACGATTCGCATAACCTGTCAAGCCTTCACTCGGCATGCGATTGCAGCTGGAGTGAAAACCAGAAAGTCAGGTTGCCTCGTACTTCCGCCCGCTGCCCATCTTTTCCCCTCGGATTTTTGTCGAGGTTTTTTTGATGGTGACGGTTCAATATGCCATCGCAGTTTCACGTTTATTTGCGGCTCAGCTGATTTCCAGCAAGAGCTTATGGCCCTGATTCGTTACGAAACAGGACATGCACTCCATCCTGCTATCGTGATAAGCCCCAATACCGGCAAAGGTGTCGAGCGCTTGTCTGGTTATCGCAAAGATAAAAGCGTGCTTGATTGGATGTACCAAAGAAACTCGCCTGCTTTGAGCCGCAAATACCTGAAATACATAACGCATTGGAGCTAGACCCCCGGCACTCGTGGGAGCAGTTACTGTCCGTTCTGGACTCGGCTCCTAGTCGTTGCACCTTCCCGCGGATTCCTCTGCGGGCTTGGCTCAGGATTCCCCGGTAATGGAGGGGTTCCCTGAGTTCACCGGGTTATTGCCCGCTGCTCACGCAGCGGCGGCGCAATCGTGTTTACGCCAGCGGCGATAGTCATCCAGCAGAGTCAGCGAGCCGATGCTCTGGTGGAAGACGCCAAGGTTGCCGGTGTCGATGAGCAGCCGCTGGGCCGTCATCAGGTTTTCGCGGCTCACCTTGAAGGTGCTGGGCTGATCCGGTTCGGTGGGATCTGCGGGGCCTGTGTATTCTTTGAGGGTCACCAAGACCTTCTGCTTGGTGATGTTGCGGGAGGACGCAGTACCGATGGTCTGATCGGGCGTCCGCTCGCGGGATTCCTTGGAACCCGGAGCACCCCAGTAGCTGTAGCGATCAAGCTGGACCGTCTGGCCCGGCATCTTTGCAGTGATGTTATCCCACTGGCTCTTTATCCAATGGTTCTGCAGCTTTACCATTGCTGCAGCTCAGACTATATCTTCACCCACGGCTTGATCCGTTTGGGTGCTCCGCACTCGTGGGTCTTTACCGTCCGTCCTGGACTCCATGACCTAGTCGTTGCACCTTCCGCCTGTTCCCAGGCGGCTCGGCTCAGGATTCCCTCGCCCTGCCGCACTCCAGCAGCAGGGCTTTATAAAATATTCTGCCGTGTTGAGCGGCTTTCCTTGTCAAGGTTCTCGGCGTGATGCCGACGGTCAGAGTGTCAGGAAGGGTTCCCTGAGTTCACGGAGTATCGATCAGGCTTTCGCGCTGAAAGTTCCCTGGGCGTACACCCTAGAAATCGTGGACTACGACTGGCTCAATTGCAAGCTCAGCGACGTAAGTGGGGTGCGGGCGATAGAGCTCAGCACCCAACAGCTTGGGAAAGTCGGAATCAATCCACAAAGCGGATAGCGCCTCCTGCGCGAAATCGGTGGAGAACGCACCGAGGACAAGCCCCCCGTGCTTGTCTGACGAAGGTATGTACTCTCCTGCCTGTGTAAGCCCGTCAGCGCATGGCCGCCCCACCCCGTACCGTTCTCAACCCCTCGGAGTCCGCGGCCCTTACCCGCCTTGTCCTGGCCTACTGTCTCGGCCGTGGTTCCATCTGCCTGTGCAGCCGCAGTTACGCCCTGCAGCTGCATCAGCCGCGGGCGAATATGGACTACACCCACTACCAGTGGCGTCGGCTGCGGCAGTTCCTGCCCAACACCAAGGCGCCCCGTTATGTGCCAGTCAAGGGCGACACCGGAGACGGCCGCGCCGGGCAGTGGCGGCTGCGGGTGAGCAGCAAGTATTTCGAGACCGCCTTCCACCTGCTCTACCCCGACGGCTTCCAGCTGCGGCCGCCCGTGCTCGAGCTCCTCGGCGCGGAGGCGATCGCGTCGCTCTGGGCTGATCGTGGCCGGATCCTGGTGACGCGCGGCCGCAACTTCGCCACCGGCCGCCTCAACCTCTCGCGGCTGACCTTCGAGGAGGCAGAGCTGGTGGCCGAGTGGATCTCCAGGCTGACCGGCAGCGGATCAACGCTCCACCACGGCCCCCGCAGCTTCGAGGCGCCGATGCTCTACTTCGATGCCGAGTCCACGGCCAACCTGATGCGAGCGGTGTCCGACACCTGGATGGCCCAGGCGGGCTGCCTGCAGCGCAAGTTCCAGGTGCCGCTGCTCGGCCGGCCCATCAGCGCCAGCGAGGCCCTGGCGGCAGAGCTGGCGATGCCACCGCCGACTGCGCGCCGTGGCGCCGGGCTCCTGAAGACCCGCAACCGGCGTGTGCCGGCGCTGCCGCGGCCCAACGATCCGCCGGTGCTCAGATCTCCAGCGGCTGAATCAGCTTCTGCATGACGGCCAGGAAGTCGCGGCCGGGGCTGCCGGCCATCCGCGTGCCGCTGCCCGGCCTGCGCAGCATCGGATTGACGCTGTTCAGCAGGGCGGCCTGGCTCTGCTGCACATAATCGGCCAGGCCGTTGGGCTTGATTGTCCCCAGCGGCGTGGCGAGCAGTCCGCTCAGGGCGACGGAACCCGCCGTGTTGCTGCCCAGCAGGGAGGCGGGAGCCCCGGGCATCGGCAGGCCACCACCACCACCACCGCCGCCGCCGCCGCTACCACCGTCACTGGCGGTGCCGGCAGCAGCAGTGCCGTTGCCAGGATTCGGGGCTGCCCCCAGCCGGCCCTGGTAGAAGCCCAGCAGCTCCCTCTGCCCCTTCACCGGCTGGCCGTAGTAGCTCTTGCCCGCCGCCGTCGGCAGCGACGCCCACTCCGGCGACAGCTTGGCCAGGGCCTCTGTCGTCATCGGCTTGGATGGATCCACGCCACGATCACGGATCAGCTGCAGCGCCGCCCGGTCCTGGGACTCCGGCGAGAAGTCCTTCAGCCCTAGCCGGCCCGCCACGCCCTTCCAGGTATCCGGCATGAACTGGTACGCGCCCGCCGCGGCCGAGGCGTACCCGCCGGAGCGCACCACCTGATCGGGGTGGCCCTTGCTCCAGTCGAACTGGCCACCGCCGAACATCGTGCCGTAGCCCTTCTGCCCGCCGCCGTGCCAAGTCCCCTCCGCCATGCGGATGGTGTCGAGGTAAGCGCGTTCGTTGGCGCCAATCGCTGCCTGGGCCATGGCCTACTCGCTGAGAAGTTCGAATCGCCTGGAGACCGACGGGCTGCTGCCCGCCGCCAGATCCGCTGCGGTCCGCGCCGCCGCGGCCTCGGCCGACAGGCCCTTGCTCTGGTAGTTCGCCAGAAAGTCCTGCACCTGATCCACTGGATCGGATGCAGGACTCGTGGCGCTCAGTCGCTGGATGGCGCCGATGACCTGCGGGGATGCAGCAAGGCGCGTCAAGGGCTGAGTGTCTCTGGAGGCAGGGTATGGACCGCGCCGCCTGGGACTCAGTTGAAGGGGATCGTGTTCTGATCCGCCGGAGTAGTGAGCTGCTGCACGGCAGCAAGGAAGGCCGGCACGCCGATTCCCACAGCCGTCAGGCCGGCGAGGCCTTGCTCGGCCATGCGGGCGTGGTCGCCCTCGAGGCCCAGGCCCTCGGCCGCTCTGCGAACGTGACCCCCGAGAGGCGCCTCCCAGAACTGGTTGGCGATGCGCTCGCGGCCCTCCTCCTCCAGTGGATTGCTGGCGTAGCCCTGGAGGCCCGCCTGCCCCTTCCGCTGGTAGGCCGGCGTTGCAGCGATCCGCTCGCGGCGGGCCCGATCGCGATCCAGCACCACCTGGGCGCGACCCGTGATCGGCGATGGCCCGCTGGCGCCGCCGGGGCCGCCGTGGTCGTAGCCGATCAGGCCGGCCCGCATCTGGTCCATGGCGGAGACGCCAGGGTTCACGGCGCGGCTGGCGTCGATGTCATCGGCATCGACGAACTGCCGATAATCAGCGGGTGGCTGCGCACCGGGGTTGCCTATCATCAGCAGGTGCTCCCGAGGCGGCGGTGCCACACCGGGGTTGCCCATCATCAGCAGGTGCTCCTGGGGCGGCGGCGCAACGCCGGGGTTGCCGGTCATCAGGCCGCGGGCGGCGGGATGCACCATCGCCTCCACCTTGGCCCTGGTCGCCGGATCGTCCATGTTTCGGTAGCCGAGGCGCGGCTCCGAGTTGTTGACACCCTCGGGGTAGACGAACTGGTGGCGATTCACCTGACGTGACATGACTCAGCCTCCGATCGCGAAGGTGGAACCGCCGCTGGCCATCCGCGACGCCAGGTTGTCCAGCGCCGCCAACTGCCGCTGGTCCATCACCCCCTGCCGGTAGCGGGCGGAGAAGTCCACGGCCTGGGCGTTGGCGAAGTCGCTGGTGCCGTCACGGCCGCCCGCCTGGGCCACCTGCTGGTTCATCAGTCGCTGCTGCCCCAGCATCTGCTGCGCCAGCTGCGGCTGCGCCACCGCGTCCACCATCGACTGGGCGCCGTGGATTTCAGTGACGAACTGCTGCTGGCTGCGGTTGGAGCTCATCTGCTCCTGCCGCTGCATCATCTGCTGGGGGCTGTCCAGGGCCTGGGTGCGAACCTCGGCGCGGGTGGCCATCGCGCCGAGCTTGTAGGGATCGGCGACGGAGCCTGCGGCCTCAAGATCATTCGGATCCACGGGCCGTGCCAGCGGCTGCACCTGGGCGGAGGCGCCAGGCCGCGATGGCGTCCCCTGCAGGTGCAGGTTGTCGCCAAGGGTCTGGGCCAGGCCGGGGCCTTCATTGGCCATCGGCGAGACCATCGCGCCCGAGGGCGGTGGCACTTCAACGGGTTTGTGGCCTGGCCGGAGACCGCCAGGCGCTGCGAAACGGAGGGGCATGTCAGACCTCAGTAGGCGTTCATGGACTGCACAGCGGCGGCGTAGGCCACTGGATCGCTCTGTTGCTGGCCCTTGGCCATCAGGTGGTAGGCCAGGCCGGCACTGGCGGCAGAGCCGACGCCAAGGGCCGCCAGACCCCAGCGGGGCATGCCGCCAAGGACTGGGACGTCCTTCAGCTCGGGCTGCGAGGCGGTCCACCAGTTGTCGACCTCGGGATTGATCGGCGCCGGCGCGGCAGGAGCGCCCGCAAGGGCCGCGTCCTCCTGGCTGGCGACGGCTTCCATCACGACCGGAGCAGCCGGCTTGCCGGGCGGTGCCGGTTCCGGCGCCGGAGTGAAGCCCATCATCGGCGACACCTCAGCGCGGAACTTCTCGTCCGCCTTGGCCTTGTCGATGAAGGCCTCGATCGCCTCCATCCGCTGGTACTTGCCCTGGGAGGCGAGCTTCTGCTGGCGCTGCATCTGGCCCAGCAGCGCGGCGTCATCGGGATAGGCCGAGCCGCCGGCGGCGCGGAGGACCCCAAGCTGCTCTTCCAGCTGCTGAGGACTGGGATTCTTGATGCCAGAACGCATCAGCAGACCCCGGGCCACGTCCTCCACGCTGGCGTTTTTCGTGGCCCAGGCCATGTGCTCCGCCTTTCCGTCTGGAGACGGAACGGTGACAGCGCGATCGCCGTAGGCGGCGCTGCCGAGCCAGCGATCAGCCAGGGTGTCCCTCCCCACGCCGTACTGCTCCAGCAGGGCGCGGGCGGCGTGGGGCGCCCGCTCGGCGGTCCCAGCGGGTTTGGCGGCAGGCCGTGCCATCGATCAGCCCTCCATGAACAGCAGCTTGGAACGGATCGCCTCGGGATCGGCCTGGGCCAGCACCTTCCAGGCGTCCTGGGGGGCGACATCCATGGCCTGGGAGAAGGCACCCCAGACATTGCCGTTGCCGGCCATGCGGGGCGATGCACCGGGCTGGGGCATCGGCATCTGGGGCCGCTGGAACTGCTGAGGAGCTTCCTGCGCCATGGCGTCCATCCGGGGGTTGCCGGCGGAGGGCATCAGCGGACCGTCCTGGCTGATCATCCCTTCGGCGAGGGCCTGCTGGGCCTGCTCGGCGGGAGTCTGCACGGGGTAGGGACCGTCAGCAGAGAAGAAGTTCTTGACGTAGTCGCTCAGCACATCGGGGTTGGTCAGCACCGTCAGCATCGACTCGCGGTCAGCTGTCGCCGCCGCCAGCACTTCCTGCACCCGCTCGATGTACTCGTGCTGCTGCCCGAGTGCCGCGGCCTGCTGCTGCTGATGGGCGAGGGACTGCAGCAGGGCATCCTCCACCTGGCAGGAGTAGGTGTTGAGCTTGACCGGCGCTTCAGGGCCGAAGTGGCTCAGGACCTCGAGGGACTCGTTGGAGATGTTGTCGAGGTAGGAGTCACCGCGCTGGGCGCTTGCCGCGGCCTGCTGCGCGGCCATTGCCTGCGCCTGCTGCTGGCTGATCGCCTGCTGCTGCAGCGTCTGGTTGGCCGCCTGGGCCGCCAGGTACTGGACGTCCGCCGCCGACAAGCCCGAAGTTGGTTGCGGCGAGTAGGTCTGGGGCGCCGATACCGCCTGTTGGGCCTGGACCCAGTTGGCCGCCTGCCCCTGCGTCAGGCCGCTGGGGGTCGAAATTGAGGGTGCCGCCCACCCCTGGTAGGCCTGCGCTGGAGTCTGGGCGCCGACCAGCTGACTGAAGGCCTGCTGCCACTGAGCTTGCCCCGAATCCCAGTTGCCCGGTGTAGGTGCCGCCACCGGCTGCCCAGGCATCGGTGAGATAGGAGCCGAAGGCATCGCGCCGGCGGGCAGCACGCTGCTGTTCCAGCTCGGTTGGCTCGCCTCGGCTGGCGCGTAGGCGATCGGCGTCTGAGAGGGTTGGGGGGAGGCTTGCGGGATCGACATCTTGGTACTTGCCGGAGTAACTGAGTTCTTGCCTCAGGAAGGCGAGGGTTTTGTAGATATAGGGAACAAGATCAAGGTTGGGATCCGCCGCAAGCGGGAGATCCGGCTCCTGGGGGTGGGGCACCTGGAACATGCCTCGCAGCATGTCCATGAAGATCCCAGCCTGTCTTGCCGTGCTCTCTACAACCCGGAAGGGAAAACCGCTGAGCATTGCTGAGCGTTCTTCCGGGGTTTTTTGAGGGAACAGGAACTGAAGCGCCTCGATACTCGATACGCCCAGCTCCTGAAGGTTCCTGCAGACAATGGAGTTCTGCAGGATTTCCTGAGGCGAATCCTCGAAGATTTCCCCCATCCACCTCCAGGATATGGAGGCCGATCCATCGGGGATCAGCCCCACCACCTGGGGCGGCACCTCCCCTGTCTCCTTGATGTGGGCCACGGCCTCGCCGACCTGCTGTCGCCAGGCGCTTGTCGCCGCCTGGTACTGCTGCTCCAGGGCCTGGAACTCCTCAGGCGGCAGGGCCATCGCTTCCGCCAACGGCGGTTCGGGCTTCTGGATCCCCAGCGCCTGGCCGAGGGACTCGCGGAACAACGTCTCCTCGTGCGTCACCATCAGCGAGAACAGCCTGCAGAAGCCGTACTCGAACAGGTCCCGGCACTTCTTCTTTGCCGTCGCCGCTACCCGGCCGTAGAGGGTGCGGACCTCGTAGGCCGTGGCGCCGCTGTTGATCGAGAGATCATCCACACCGCCCAGGGCCGCGCGGATCATCTCCTGGTACGCCTGGCTGTAGGCCGTCAGATCGCCGCCGACGCTGTCGGGCGTGATGTAGCCCACCCGATCAGCCGCCTCGACGTTGGCGATGATCCGCGGCACCCGCATCCCACCGCCGAAGCCGCTGTTCGCCGGATCAGAGGAGCGTGTGGCGGCACGGTTGAGGCCGATGAAGCCGCTGTTGGAGCTGATCGTCGCCTTGCCGCCAGAGTCGCCATCGGGCTCGAGCAGATCGTGCTTCGGCCGGCTGGAGACCAGGGTGGGGTTGCCGAAGAAGTTCAGGTTCGACTTGATCGACTTGACCATCTTGTCGTGCTGCAAGATGTGGCTGGCCAGCCAGTCGAACTCGCCGTGGCCGGAGCCGGCCTGCAGACCGCGGTTGTTGAAGACCTCGACCGCGGGGATGAAGCCCAGGGTGTTGAGCAGCGTGCTGACCTGCCCGCCCAGCACCGCTTCAGCGCTGAAGTCCGGCTTCTGATTGGTGATCGTTTGCTCGATGCGATCGGCGAAGACCCGCATCCGCAGCCAGCGCAGTTCGCTGTTGGAACCGCCACCCATGTAGCGTGCGGCGCCATCAAGCTGATCTGAACCGAGGGAAGATCCGAAGCCGCGGGGCGGACGGACGCGGAAGGAGTAGATGATCTGCACCTCCTCCAGCGCGCCTTCCTCATCGTAATAAGATCTAAACTGGTCTTGATTGAAGTAGTGGATCCGATAGAGATCCTTGCTGGGTCTGAAATACAGCAGGCCGCGGCCGTCAATCATCAGGCTATCGAAGATAGCCTCCAATCGCCCGGGGAGCTCGTTGTATTCGACGACGCGGCGCAGGAACTCGCGGCGCTGCGCGAAGGTGTCCTGCGTGGCAAAGAACTCGATCCCCTGCCTGATGCCGAAAAGCCTTAGCTGTGCAAGATGCGAGGCGACCACCAGCGTGTCCACGCCTTCGCTGGATGTCCGCGAGCGCGCTGCCTCGAGGATCTGCTGAAAACGCTGTTGGTCGAGGGACATCGGCGGGGTCGATCAACCCGAGGGTATGGGGCTCAGTCGTCGCGCCACTGGCCCCAGGCGGGCTGGAGCCGACCGGGGCCCACCAGGCCCTTGATCGCCAGCAGAAACGAGTCAGGGCAGTCGTCGTGGTCGGTCGACCCGTAGTTGAGAAACTCCGGCCAGTAACCGTTGTCCCAGTTGATCCAGCGGTTCCAGAGGATGCGCCCGGTCTGGAACAGGCCGAGGGCGCCGCGGAAGCGGGAGAGCTTGTCGCCGCGGTAGCCGGTGACGGCCTTGAGCACGAGGTTGTGGAGGCTGCGCTTGTCGTGCAGGATCTCTTTGGCGTCGGCCTGGAGGGACTGCTGGTAGCTGATCGCCTCGATGTTGATCGTGACCGGCACGTCGGTGGGGAACCAGTCGATGGTGCCGTCGGGCTTCTCCTCGCCTTCGACCAGCAGGCCCCAGTCCGCGAGGAGCTCGCAGAGGGCATCGATCTTCTCCAGGTTGCCCATGGAGCGCAGGCGGCGGAAGTCGATGATCTCAATCTTGTCGCCGCTGATGCCGGCAAGGGTCATCACGGTCCAGTCATTCCTTTCCTTCAAGCCTGAGCTCAGGTCAATGCCGACGCAGAGGCCGTCGTATTCGCTGGTGAGATCGCCGAGCTTGAGCCAGTCAGCCGGAAAGTCAATCTCAGATCTTGAGACTGGCTGGTTCTGGAATTGAAAAGCGAAGCTCAGTAAATCCTCGGAGCGCAGCTTGCGCAAATGCTCCAGTGTGTAGAAGCCGGGCCAATAGCTTCTCTCAAGGCCGTTCTCGTCAGTTTCGATGGCCTGCTGGGTGACCACCCTCCAGCCATTCTTTTCGTTGAATGTCGTTCCAAAAATATCAACAGTAGAAAAGCGGGTGCCGAGGGCGATGCAGCGCCCGCCCTCCAGCAGGGTAGGCTGCACAACCTCAGTCCAGTTCGTAATCAGCTTGCGACGGATCTCAGGATTTTGGATCGATTCCGAGCTTTTGACGACGTCATCAAGTACGATAAGTTGCGAGCGACGGCTAGTAATTGAGCCCGAAAGCCCTTGTGCTACCACTGAATAAGGGTCTGCCGCCGCAACGTCGACGCCGGCGAACTCGTAGTCGATGCTCCATAGCTCGTCAGACTGACGCGCCTTGGACAGTCTGACCATCGGGAACACCTCTTGATAATTGCGTCCACCAATAATTGTCTTGATTGTATGGCTCCGAGATCTGGCAATATCAAGGCTGTACCCTAGGTACAGCATCTGCAGCATCTTCCCCGCCTGCGCGTGAGTGCCGATCAGCCACGCGCAAAGCATGCCCAGCACGGTTGACTTGGCGGATCCCCGCGGCGCGAGCACAGCCGTATTGGGGCCAGCGCATTGCAAGAGCTGCGTGGAGTCTGTTCTGGTGACAAACTCCTCGACCCAGCGCTTGTGATGCTCGGCGTTTGGCTTGCCAAGCAGTTCGCAGAAAGCCCCAAAGTCTGAGCGGGCCATCCGCGTCAGTGACGGGACTTCCAGCTCGACCTTGGTAACGCCCAAAGCTAGGGCCTTGGCCCTGCGCAGGTGAGCCATGGAAATCTCAACGCTCACGCCGCGACCCCCAGCGCTCGCTCAAAGCGCTCAGCAAGCAAGCCCGAACGATGAAGTCGCCAGGCGTGTTGATAGCTAATGTCTAAAAGCTCGCACGCTTCGACCAGCAAAAAGCTACCCTTGCTTGTTTCGACAGCTATTGTGTTTCGACGGTTTCGGCAGTTTTGCGCTGGCGTCACCCATTGACAGTTCTCGGGTGAATACCCAGCGCTGTTATCGCGCCGGTCGAGCTGATGATCGGCGGTAGGGGGAGCGCCCATGTCTTCAAGGAAATACTCAAACCCAGCAAGCCATCGCTCGCAAACAGTGATTCCCCTTCCTCCGTAATCAGGCCAGCTCAGCGAAAAAGGGTTATGGCACCTGCTGACCATCCCCAAGTACCGAACATAAACAGAGCTTTTCCCGCCCGCTCTTGCGTATCCATGCCTAAGATTATTACCTTCACGTTTGATGCACCCACAGCTCTTGGACAGCCCTTTCACGAGGCTTTTCACCAGGACTGATTTCTCAACACCGCTTCCGCAGCCGCAGCGCACGAGCGCCGCTGGCTCGTGATGGACCCCGCTCAGGCACGTCTTGCTCGGATAGCCGATGTCCGCTGCGGGGCCGAGGACCGTCCAGCGGCCGAACACGGTCCCCGCCTCTGGCTGCGCCAAGCGCTTGCTCCCCTTTCGGAGCTGCCGCTCTTCTTCTTTCCAGCAGCCGCAGCTCATGCTGCACTTGCCGAGGTTGCCTCCGTGCACCAACACGCAGACCCTCCCGCAGTCGCACTCACACCACCAGCGAACGGTCTTCCGGCCTTTGTTCGGCCCTCGCTTCACAACCGTCAGGCGACCGTGCTTCTCGCCAGTCCTGTCCCGTAGAGTCGATCCCATCAGCCTCTTGCTCAGGTTGGTCACGCCGCAGGTGTTCCACCACGCTGCGGCACCCCAAGACCCTAGGCCATCCCTGTCCACCCGGGTGGACAAATCAGTGGAGGCCGCGGCCGATTTGTCTGAAGGGCCTCGCGTGGGCGAGGAAAAATGCTGGAAAAAAATCCGGCCCATGCAGCGAGGGTATGGGCCAAAGCGCTGGCACCACAGGCTTCAGGCCTGATGCTTGGCCTCGATGTCCGCGAAGACCGATTCGACGGTGGCTTCAATGGCCGGCCAGACATTGGCGTCACGGCCGAACACCTTGCGCAGGCTCTTGGCCGCCAGTTCGACGCCAGCGAGCAGCAGGCTGCGGCGATCGTGGGCATTGACCTCACGGGAGAGGTGTTCGATGTGCCCGCGCAGTTCCTTGCTCAGGTAGGAGATCTTGGTGGGGCTGTCCCCCAGGCGGATCTTGCCGTCATCGACGGCATTGCGGATGGCGGCGATGTCGTCGTGGAGCGCCATGATCTCGGTTTCGAGAATGGCGCGGTGGTCCAATTTCTTCCAGCGCTGCAGAGCGAAGGCTTCCCAGTCATCGATGGAAGCCTCCATTCCCAGGAGGCTGGCATAGAGGTAAGAGGCGACGATGGAGCGCTCGCCGGCGGCGTACTGCAGCACAGCGGAGCGCTTGCGCTCGGGCAGGGCGGTGAGCCAGGCCTCAACGGGCTGCTCGTGCTTGACCAGCAGCGATGTCATCGGCGGGACATGCGAACAGCGCGATCGGCGTCAGTGTCGCGCTGGTAAGAGTACGTCTTGCGTGCTTCATCGCCCTGCGTCTGATAGCCGAGACGATCCTGCTCGCCCTTGGCGCCAACGGTGAGGCGATCCTGCTCGCCGCTGGTGACGATGCCCTTGCGCTGCTCTTCTCCCTGGGTCTGGTAGCCCAGGCGGGTTTCGACGCCCTCGGCGGCGAGGTAGTCCTTGGAGAGACGGTTGGCCTCCTGCATGCCGGCGATCTTGAAGTCGTGCTCGCCCGTCATCAAGTCCAGAGTGTTACGGCGATCGAGATCGGCAGAGAGCTGCATCAGGCTCTTCTCGTCCTCAGTGGACCGGGCCATCAGCCTGGAGGTGATGTCGTAGTTGAGGCCCTTCTCAGCCGCGCTGACCTGCAGGGCGTCCTGCATGGCGCCACGATCGGGGTTGAGCTGGTTGGGGTTGACCGACCAGTTGATGACGCCGTTGTAGGCCTCCTCCCACCAGTTGGTGGTGCTGGCGCCAGTGCCGGTCGCGGCGGTTGCAGGCCTGCCCGCCGCGGCCGCCGTGGCGGGCCTGGCGGCGGTGGCGGCAGCGGGGCGGGCAGCGGTGGTCG